CATATTTGCTGATCCATGCTTCGATACTCATAAGGAAATATGGTTCATCACGCTTCAACCCTTCTATCTGCACAGATGGTCTGATGCCGCAGACTTCTTTTCCTTTGAAAGCATCCCATTTAATTATCTTCCGTTTGTCTTTACTGTACTTCAAAGCATTAACCCCGTTAATAACAACCTTGCCGTTGTCTGCACGTTTAATGTTGATGTGGACACCATATCCGCAAAGGTCTGACAATTTATCAATCGTAATATATTCCATACTATCCCTTCTTTCTTCGTTAAAGCGTCATTTTAGTTCGCAATACTCCTATATTGCGAAATTAGTCATCAATGATTTTCCGTTCCCATTTTGTTCCACATTGTCCGCAAGTAAATTTGCCTGTAATTGTTGGATGTACTTCAGCAGTGCATCTTCCGCATCCGGGGCAATACAGTTTTACTAATCCTTCTTTTTTGCAAATAATCCATTGTCTAATTTTTTCAATCAATATACTCATATCTAGCTATTTCCTTTCTGTTTTTTTACAATGCTCTTATCACTCAAGTGCAATCAGCGCACTAATGCAGAACGTCATGAACACCGCCAGGAACAAACAGATCATGAAGAAGTCATCATCTTTCATCCCGCATCACTCTCCGTCTGCCCAGTCCGGCCTGCTGGCTTCCCGCTCCTCCTCCTGCCATTCCCATGCATCCTGTTCCAGAATGCACTTATTGCAGGCAAAGACGGTACCTCCCTGATCCGCATAGACTGTCTCGCATTCCTCGCCGCATACCGGGCAGTACACAGGATCAGCGGAAGGATATCCGTCCCTCTCTGCTTCCCTGATCCAGGGTGCGTCAGGTATCTGTTCCATGCCAATCCTCCCATTCTGCATCCGGATTCAGCTCCCAGTCATCGCAATGATCGTCCGGATCGCGGTCATCAATGTCAGGGTTGTAGTAGCTTTCATCCATGTTGTTCCAGTTCGTTGTGCAGGCTTCATGCGTCCAGTCATAGCTCATGCAGTTCCAGCAGCCGTTTTCCGGAGGATCGGTGAAAGGCAGATCCTTTTCAGCATCCCGCATCTCCGCATAGCTGGTGTAAACAGTAGGGTTATGTCCGTCCTGATCGATCCGGTCGAAGGCATCATCGTTCATAGGGACGTTGTCTTCATCGTCATACAGATAGGCCATCACTTTTCCTCCCATGGCATCTTCTCTGCCGTTGTCACATTAGCCGGAGCATCCTTCCGGATATTCCCGTCCATTTCCGCGATCTTCCTGGCTTCGATTTCCTTCTTCGTCTTCTCAAAGTCTTCTTCCATCTGCTTCTGGGCGGTGATTGCGTTCACCAGCTCTTCAGCGCTGCAGATTCCGCCGCCATTCTGGCCGATACCGATCAATCCCAGGCACCGACCGACAGCACCGGTCTCGCAGTTTTCCACATGGCTGGTGCCGTTCACAAGGCCTTTTCCACGGATCTCCTGGGCATGACCTGTAGACAGAACAACCTCACTGCCGTCTTCCCGGTAATACCCGGCCTTCGCTTCCATCAGGATCGTTGTACCGTCATTGATCAGAATCTTTGTCTGGATGAAGCCTTCCGGATACAGTTTCCGGAAAGCCGTCACCCGCTCAGCCACCATGGCATAGTTTTTGCCCTTCAGATCAATGCCGACTATCTCGCTGTTTACTTTCTCAATGTCCTTGTAGGTGATGCCTATTACTTTAATGTCACCATCATTCATCTGTACTTTCATGCTGCTTCTCCTTAATCTCTTTAATAATCTGTTTCAGTTCGTTTATTTTCCTGATGTTATCGCTGAGTTTTTCCCTGCAACGTTTGTTCTCATATTTCAGATCATCGATTTCACACAGCAGGCAGTTGATCCTCTGCTCATCATTCAGCCAGTTCATTACTCTTCATCCCTCCGGAAATCCGTCAGGCATTCCGGCGGCATACTCTCCGCATACCCGGGACCGCCTTCGTCACGCTTCACATACCAGTAGTCAACATCCGGCCTGTACAGCCACACACCGGTCACATCAAAAGGCGGGTTATCATTCAGCGGGACAACTCTCACCGTCCCATGAAACATTTCATATCCGTCACACTTCATCGTCATTTCCCTCCATAGATGCCGTTATACCCGGCACCGGTCCACTCGATCCCGGCATTCGCCATGGGGATCTCCACGTCAACCTTCCACCTGGGCGTGTTATCCTCCCGGACGCAGATCCAGATCCCGTTCGCAATCGTCAGGATCACGGCCAGCGTCAGGACTATTTTTTTCCAAATCTTTGTGCTATAATTGTTCCGCACAACATCGACCTCCAGTCATGTTTTGTTCCTCCCCGCCAGCACTTGCCCTGCAGGCGGGGTCCTTTTTACCCGCCGATGAGCTTGATCACCGGCTCTTTCCATATCCGCAGGTTCCGCCCTCTCCAGAGATGCGGCAGCTCCAGCTTCCCTTCCCGGGCCATGATGTTGTATCCATACGGATCGCCGCCTGCCACCATAGCCAACTGTCTGGGACTGATGGTCTCATCCTTGAGGTCTCGGAGGAAACTGAGTTTCTCTTCCCTTGTCATGCTTGCCCTCGCTCTCTCCAAGGTTGATCCCCTTGATCATGTTCAGAAAAGCGATCATCTTTTCGATCACTTCCGGCAGGTCCCTGCCTTCAAACTCCAGCTTCATATGGTCCTTGGCCATCACTTGCCGTCCTTCCTGATCTTCAGATCGTCCAGCGGAGCTGCCATATCTTCAAACATCTCATTGATCTTTTCCCGCTGCATCTGTGCTTCGTCTTCCTGGATGGCGCGGCGTTCTTCGGTGTTCTCAGCGGTCTCCAGGTCTTCCTCAAAGTCATGGATGATAGCCATGATGATGTTCAGCTTCGCGGTGTCGTTGGTGTCGCTGTCCCGGATAACTTTGCGGATGCTCCGCATAGCTACCGTGTAAGCAATGTTCTTCATTTCCTCGCGGTAAGGGTTCACGGTCTTTTCCATTGGTTTTTCCTCCTTAGTTCCCTAATCTTGAAATATTGCGAAATACCAAAATTCCCAAAAAGTTTCTCAATCCGTTGCCATCATTGCGTTTCTCGATTTTTTGATTACAGCTCGATACTTCGCAATTTAGTTATATAGAGTATCTTAATCAGATACTCACGAAGCAAAAAAAATAGCCTGCATATCATCAGCGGATAAGCTGTATCTTTTCTGGATAGCTTCCATTTCGTTTTTTCGGAAGTCTATCTCTCCATTCATACGCTTGCTGAGTGCAGACTGTGCCATATGCAGAGCATTTGCGAGAGCTTGTTGCGTCTCATTATGTCTGTTCATGTGATAAATCAGAAGAGCCTTGTCCATGATGTCACCTCCTTCTTCTTGTATCTGAATACGATACCATGATACATGAACCACAATATCTTGTCAAGATATTTTTTTCTTGCAAAGCATAATTATTTTTGCTACTATATTTTTGAAAGTGAGGAAAATGAAATGACCATTGGCGAAAAAATCAAACGATTACGCACAGAAAAAAATATGACTCAGGAAGAGCTTGGCAACATGGTAGGTGTGAAGAAAGCAGCCATAAACAAATATGAAACTGGTATTGTTGTCAATCTCAAAAGGGAGATCATAGCAAAATTGGCAAGAGCGCTTGATGTTAATCCTGTGTGGCTAATGGACGATCAGGACGGATGGCCACCAGTGCCAAGCACACGAGCATTGATTGCAAGAGCATTTGCTGAAGAAAAAGAGGCAAGCATGGGAAAGCCACCGCGAACCGTAGAAGCACGAATCCTGGCAAAAGGATTGGACAAAATGCCGGAAGCGCAGAGAAAAGCGATCATGGCCATGATGGAAGGCCTGTATCCAGGATTCTTTGAGGAAGGAAACGAAAACGATGACACCTGATTACGAAAGAGCCGCAATCAAAGCCACAGAAACCCTGATCAATCATTATATCGGAACAGCACCAATAGACCCGCTGCCGATCCTGAAGAAAACGCCTGGTGTCCTTGTCCTGTCCTTTGAAGAGATGTCGAAAAAAGCGAACATCGACCGCAAGGAAATCATAAGCATGGTAGGTTGCGAGAACCAAGATGCTGTTACAACAGTTTACCTTGACGGAGAAAAGGTTCGGTATGTCGTTGCATACAACCGTCTGCTTTCCTCAAGGATCATAGACAGAGCGCTGGCCCGGGAGCTTGGGCATATCCTGCTTGGGCATGACGGGACCAGACCGGAATCCGTCAGGCAGGAAGAAGCGAAATGCTTCGCACATCATCTGCTTTGCCCTCGCCCGTTGATCCATTCGATTCAGGCATCAGGACTTCGCCTGACTATGGAAGTGTTCGGAAACATCACCGGCTTTGGGGAACATTGCCTGTCCTGCATAAGGAAGCAACCGCCTGTCCATGTCAGTGCGGAGCTGAACCGCGCTGTCCGGGACAAGTTCAGGGATTACATCTTCAATTTCTTTGATTTTCAGCGTCATGCGATGCACACAGATGGATCAGCACTGGCCGATCTTGGGAATTATATGGAAGGATATGAGGAGTGATACAATGTCCGGAGACAAACATGACAAAACAGGTTTTTATATCGCTTTGTTTGTGATCGCAATGATCCTGATATGGTGGTACAGAAGCGACAATGGATGGGTAAAGCGCGTCAAAGAGCTGGAAGACCAGGTTTGCGAATATGAGGAAAAGATCGAAGAACTGCAAAAAGAGAATGATTCCATGCGTGAAGTGATGGAATATTACGACATTTATTAAGGGATGAGTTATGAACTGCGTAAAATGCGGGAAATCTTTCCAGGATGATGCAGTTTTCTGCCCGTATTGTGGAAAAAAATGTGCTAATCTTCCAAGAAAAAAGAAAATAAAGCAGCGAGGGAACGGTCAGGGCACCGCATATCTTGCCCCAAACGGAAAGTCATGGATAGCTCATGCAGTAGTTTATAATCCGAAGCGCCAGCAGAAAAAGAAAAGCGGGTTCCCGTCCAAGACCGCTGCCCTGTCGTATTGTCCGATCATGAGGGCAGAACTCCTGAACACAGAACCGAAAGCCGATCCGAAAACCATGAAGCAGGTCTATGACGAATGGGAAACATGGTACGAACCAAGGGTGAAATCCATGTCCGGATACAGCGCGGCATTCGCACATTTCAAACCGTTGCATGAACGGATCATCAGCACGATCAGCACAGGTGAGCTGCAAACCTGTATGGACGATTGCGATAAAGGAAAGCGCACACACCAGATGATGAAAGTGACCGCCGGTCTCCTCTGGTCCTATGCTTTTGACAGGAAGTATGTGGACCGTAAAATCACGGAAAACCTGTACACAGGAAAAGGCCGGTCCAGGAAACGGGAAGCGCTGACGGAGAAGGAAGTGGACGCGATCCGGGACGCAATCGGAAAATACCGTTATGCGGAATACATCTACTGTCTGTGCTACCTTGGCTTCCGCCCCGGGGAAATGCTGGAGCTGACGAAAAGCCAGCTTCATCACGAAGAAGAAAACGACATTTGGTATCTGGTGGAAGGCAAGAAAACGGAAGCTGGCCGGGACCGGATTGTGACGATCCCGCCGAAGATCCTGCCGATCATCCTGGACCGTTCCTATATCCCCGGAACAGACCTGCTGTTCCCCATGTATGTATTCACGCGAAATAAGGACGTTTTTGAGCGATTTAAGCCTATGACGGACGCTTACCTACGGGAATCCATCTTTAAACCAATGATGGCCTTCCTGGGCCTCTCAGAGGGCAAAGTGCCATATTCAGCGCGGCACACTTATTCAAACAAGCTGAAAAAGGCTGAAGGCGAGGATATCGACAAGGCTGCGCTGATCGGCCACAGCGACTACACCTTCACACAGACGAAATATCAGTCAACAGACCTGACTGAGCTGGATAAAATTACCAAATCGTTTTAGGATATCTTAGCGTGTTTGATCGAAAATCAAACAAGTTATCCCGCTTTTTTTGGTAGTAGTAAGGTAGTAATAGCGGTATGTAAGCACCTGTAACGGAACATCAAAAAAATGACCGGAAGAAGTCCGGAAAACCCTTGCAAAACGGCTGAAACCGTTGAAAACAAAAGAAAAGAGGGCCTCCGATGAGGTCCCCTTTTTGGTGAGCCCGGCGGGATTCGAACCCACGACCTTTTGATTCGTAGTCAACAAAGAATTGTTTATTTTCAACGATTCCAGCGTCTTATGGTAGTAGTAGAGAAGTAATAACCCAATAGAAAATTCCCCGGGATTTCTCCCGGGGTTGGTCGTTATAAATTATTGTTTGTCTGTTTTCCCATTTCTTCGATCCACTTGTCATAATCGTCTTCATCGAATCCAAGGTCAGACGCTTCAAGTTCCATTTCGATGTCGTTCATTGTGACGGTATCGCCATTCTGGTATGCCCTGATGTAATCCGCTTTGTAAGCGTTCCCTACATAAGTCTTTACGGATTTTTCGGAAACACCGACATTTTCAAGTGCGGCAATCGCTGCCTGCAGCGCTGTATTGTCACCATTCTGCACAGCCTTCAGAGCCTCTTTCTTGTATCCTTCCTTATACTCGTCATCCACTTTCTTTTTGTGCTTGTTCACGATTCCCTGTACAGGATCAGGCCTGGAATTCAGCACCCAGCTGTCCACATTCGCTTTGTTGTCGATATTATACTTCGCGTTCTGTGTTGCATATGTCCATGCGTCTTCGACCATTTCAGCCTTATCGTCCGGACTTACCTGCTGGTAATAGCTGTTGTTCATCAGGCCCTGAATCAGCTTATATGCCGTCTGCCCACGTTCTTCTGTCATCTGGTCATACTGCTTGTCATCCATTGTGACTTTTGCTCCTCCGGCCTGGAAGTATTTCTGCGGAAGACTCGGCACCATGGACTGGTTCCCTGTTCTTTCATACAGATCTCCAAGCTCGTTGACAACCGGATCATCTTCCTTGAAGGAAACATATCCAGGCAGTACAAAGTTCTCCAGAATCCGTTTCCATGTAGGACTTTCCTTTTGCCTTCCGAAAGCGTCACGGATCGGAATATTCGTCTGGCTCCATCCGGGAATCTTGTTCTGTGTCTGTTCATATGCATATCGGAAAGTTCCCATCACGCCGGAGCCTTCTCCGCTCTTCACATAGGATTTCCTGCGAACTGGATCATAACTCCTGGCAACAGCTCCCACAACAGAAGGAACATAGCTTGTCACATAGTTGGAAAGCACCTTCGCTCCGATCTGCGTCAGCGTGTTCGTATCTTCGCTCTGGCTTGTGGTGAACAATGTGTTCACGCCATCCAGCATGGACAGGTTGAATACCGGCTCCGTGATGTTTCCGAATGCGTTAATCAGAGCATTGATGTCCACATCTCCTTCCTTCTCATATTCTCCCTCGATAGCAGCGCCAACAAAGAACGGCATACTCATCGGAGCTGCCCAGTCCATTGTGAAGCTGATATCCTGATCTCCGATATGGAAGGTAATAGCGTATTCCTGATCGCCTTCCAGCTTTTCGAATTCGTCTTCCGGTTCCTTCATGCCGCAGGTTACGATACCCATGTGGCTCAGAATCGCTCCGACCGCCATAATCGCCGTTCCGGTAAGTCCGGAACAAAGGTTGTCTATGAACTGATTCGGAGAGATTGCTTTTTCAGGAAGCGCGGAAAGCTTTCCGTTCTGATAATCCATGTACTGTTTCAGATGATGCAGGTTTGCTGTCAGGCTCTTTGCGATGCCAACCGGAGAATACTCGATGCCCCTGCGGAGGATGTTCGCCGGTGTCTTCTTAAAAGGAAGAATCGCGTCCAGAACAAATCCGGCAGGACCGCCGTTCCTGCTGATCTGGTTAAACTGCTGTGCCAGGGCGTTGAAGTCGCGGTAAGTTGCCTTCTGTGCCTCTTCAATCGCGTACTCTCTTCCCTTTGCAAGCAGCGCCGGATCATTTGCAAGCTGTTCTGCTGTGTATCCGTTTGCCATCATCCAGCCGCCAAGCGCCCTGCGGTAATGCCCCTTCAGGAAAAGCCAGTCTTCGCCTTCCAGCGCGTTGCTGTTGAAATCACTCAGCACCTGAAGCAGTTTTCCGGCTGTTCTGGAAAGGATTCCTTTTCCGGTGCCAAAGATATTCATCTTCTGCCGTACTTTGGTTTCTTCGCCGTACTTGGCTTCACCTCTCAGCACATCTTTCTGCACTTCAGCGTCTTTCCTGGCAAAAGCTCTTGCTTCCTTGGACAGGATCGGAGAAAACGTCTTTGTGCGCTGTTTCTGCCTTGTCACGATTTCACCAATGGCGCCCATTTTGTTTTTGATGCCGACCGCAGGGACAAACAGCATATTGCCAAGGATGTTCCGGATATGCGTTCTCGGATTCATCAGCATGGAAAGCATCCGGAATCCGCGAAGCTTGTCCTTCCAGTTTGCCGTCATCTGGTCGGCAAGTTCCTGTTCAGCCACATCCTGCACCTTTTTAAAGTCTTCCTCTGTTTTCGCCTCTCCGGCTGCAAGAAGTAGGATTTCGGAAAGATGTACCCGCTTGTTGCTGCCTTCCCGCTCATACTCAGCATTGATCTTGTTCTCAATTCCCATCAGGGCGGCTCTACGTCCTACAGGTGTCATCAGTCGGAAGATCTTTCTGGCCTGCAGCATACGTCCGATGTTGGTGCCCTGTTTGTTGTATGCGTCAGCAATCCGAAGCTCGTCATCCAGCGCCCGCTGGTCTCCGTTTTCGGATCTCAGCGCAGCCATCCCCATCACCGTAAGCATACGGGCCTGGCCGTCAGCGCTCCGATAATCAAAAGACGGATCTGTAACTTCTCTCAACGCTTCATTGTATCCGTCCGGATCGTTTTCGGTTGCGTGTCCGCGCACCCACTCGATGGCCCGGTCAATCTGTTCCCTGTTGCTTTCAGGAGTGTAGTCGCTGTGGGTATACAGATATTCCCGTACTTCGTCATGCAGCGCATCGCTTTCCTGTGCCGTCTGATGGCCGAACTGCCGCTGAGCAGAGCCTTCATCCGTTGCAGGCATTCCGGGAAGGTTGTTTGCTTCCGCAAGTTCCTGCCCTGTGACCACTCCGCTTTCTACCAGGTCACGGTCCATATCGGACTGTGTAAGTTCTCCTCCTGCAGAATACCTTACATCTCTGCTTTCCGTACTGAACCGCTCCTCCAGCGGAATCGCGTTTCCGTTATCGTCATAAGTTACGGTGTCAGCACTCTTGATCTGTTCCGGATAGAAGGCAATAATTTCATACGCTTCATCTTCCGTTCCGTCCACAACTCCGTCATATCCAAGGCTGATCAGGTATTCTTTTGCTTTTCTGCCAGCTTCATTCTGTCCCTGGAACCTGCGAAGCGCCTGATATGCCAAATCCACAGAAGCCGGATTCGTGATATTCAGATAATACTTTCCTACGTTTTCTCCGTATCCGGAAGCGTCAAGTTCCCACGGGGAGAAGAACGCCCCCTGGATATCCATGGTGCTTCTTCCCTTGCTCATGTCGAATTCAGTAAACTTTTCGGAAGTTCCGTGATATACCACCAGCAGTTTCCCGTCCGCGTCCCGGATCGTGCTTTCCGGCATAGCTGCTTCAGCGGCAAAATCCACATCTTCCTGTGCCGCTTCCATATCTCCCCGGCCAACAGCGTCCTGATAGTCCTGTGCGGCATCATGCATCATCTGTTCCATGTCTGCCGCCGTCACATCGCCGTATGCGCTGAAGCTTCCGGTCACATCATACTTCTTCCTCAGTTCACCGGTCGCGTCTTCAATTGCGCTCAGTGTCTGATCGGAATAATCCGTGCCATATTTCGCCGTTGTGGAAGTAGGAAGCTGGCCGATGCTGGCCTTCGTTACGTCCACCACCTGCTGGTCCCTGTATTTTCCGTATTCAACCACATTTCCGTCTTCATCCACAACGTTGTTGTCATACATCTTCCGGTCGATCAGAAGTTTCCAGTACCCTGGAACATTCTTGAACTGGCTGAATCTCGGCACAAGGCCAAGTGCATCGCAGTAATCAGCAAACCTCTGCCCGTTCACGTCAGCATTTTCCCTTGTGCTGGTCTTGTCCCAGTATTCATACGGGAAAATCTGTTCTGCCTGCTCTTTCGGCAGCGTCAGTCCGGAACAGTCAGGATCATATCCTTTTTCGCCTTTTCTGGCAGTAAACCGGATATACAGCTGCTTCGTGAACTCATTGGAAAGAAGGATCTTCCGCTCTTCTTTTGTCAGACTGTCTCCGCCTTCTGTCAGCAGTTTCACCCTGGCATCCCAGAGCGCCTTTTCCGCATCCGTCCGGTCATCAATAGTTTTTTCCTTGCCGTCAATTTTCTCTTTATGGGATTTAATCTGATCCGTCTGAAAATCTGTATAGTCAGCGCTTTCCTCCAGCGCCTCGCCGACAGAATGCACAAGCTGCTGCAAAACGTCCTTGCTGTTTCCGCTGGAATGCCACGGAATCACAAAGTCAATGTCCTGATTCGCAAGCGCAAGCCTAATATGGATATCATTCATTCCGACAAGGATCATCTGGATATTGTTGTACTTCTTTGTCTTTTCCTTTGCCTGGTTGTAATCAATGCCTGTGACGCTGGAAAAATCCATCACATAGGTTTTCCCGTCCAGCGTGATCATCCTGCTGCGTAGTTCACCATTCCATTTTTCTTTCGATGCCTGTTCGATCTCTTCCGCAGTCGCTTCATGGTATCCGTTACCCTGGGCCATGATACTCAGGTTCCCGTCCACTCCGATGCTGCCAAGGAAGTCTACAGCTTCGATCACCTTGGTATACATCTGAACCTTGCTGCCAAGCGCCTGCATCTCAAGGAAACTCAGCACATAGTCAAGGCCCCATTCAGGTCTGAAGTCGCTGGTACTCTGGAAACGCTGCCCGCCGACAAGATTCTGTTTCCTCACCCGTTCTTTTGCGTTCTCAAACGCTTTCTGTGCTGTTTCTCTGTCCATCTTTGCGAAGGGATTCTGGTCAGATGTCCAGCGTTTTGCGTTTCCGTTGACGATATCGCCGATGCTGGCACCGGAATAAGGCATGATCGCCTTCCCCATACCGGCTCCACGGGTGGTCCTGTATTTCCAGTTCTTTGTATACCCGGCGAATTCACCGGTCCGGTTCAGGTCAAACAGGATTTTTTCCGGTGTCATCCGGAATTCTCCATCAATGACATAATCGCCGTTTTCGTCCAGATCGTTTACCCGGGTATTCCCTTCCTGGTGCTGCTTGCAAAGCGCCTGCGTCACCCAGTTGAACGCTTCAACCTCGCGAAGCTCTTCCGTAAACTGATCCGTTTCCCGGATGTTCTTGTCGATGTTTTTCTGGTTCGTATCCAGTTTTTTCTGGATCTTTTTTGTTTCGCGGTTCAGCTGGCTTTCCAGCTTTTTGCGTTCCTTCTTGTCCAGGTCTTCCCGTTCCAGCTCTTTTGTCAGCGTATTCTGTACCCGTTTCAGCTCCTGCTGGAGAGCAATCCGCGCCTCCTGCAGTTTCGGAAGGTTTTCTTCCCGGCTTTTGATCTTGTTGTTCAGCGAAGTCTTGGTGTCTGCGATCTTTTCCTTGCTGCCGTACTTGTCCAGCATGGATTTGATGTAATTGTTCGCCCGCTTCTTTGTGGCTTCCATATCGATCACGGCATCACCGTTTTCGTCATACAGGGTGTTCCCGTTTTCATCCTTCGCTGTTACAACATATTCATGCTGGAATCGGTTCATCTGCCCCAGAAGGCTTGGTACGCCCATCCAGCGGCTGAAGACATAGCAAACAGGGCAAGGCACACTCAGCTTCGCGTTGTGCGTCTTGTCATATACCATCATGATGTCTTCCCGGCTCAGTCCTGTAAACACCCGCTGATCGTCCGGATGCTCCTTGTTCCATTGCTCGATATCTTTTATCCGTTGCAGCATTGTACCGCTCAGCGTATCGATGATCGCCTGCGTTTTCGCGCAGATTGTTCCGAAGTCCACTGTGGTCTTGTACTGCGGATCGCTGTTGCTCTTCAGTGCACTGAAGGTCTCTGCAAATTCGCTTCCTGCAATCTCCCAGATCAGATTGTTGTCCCGGTACCTCGCACACAGGTTCATCAGATCGGCAAACATCTTCCTTGCCGCCATCTTCTGCGTCACAGGATTGCCGTATTCGTCCTCCAGCGGGTTTCCATCCGCATCCTTCTGCTGTTCGTCTGTCAGGCCCATGTCAATCAGCATTCCGACAGGTGTCTGCACAATCATGTCAGGAGTGATCTTCACATTTACGCCGTCCACAATTCTTCCGTCCGGCAATGTGATCGTTACATTGTCTTCGTCATACGTCATCCCAAGGTTCATGGAAGACGCAATCTGGGCAACGCTGAACTGCTCTCCTGCCGGATGCACAGAAGTTTTTGCCACCTGATCCAGTGCCTTCTGGTATGTTCTTTCTGCCCTGCGAAGATATTCAGCCTTTTCGCGTTCTTCTCCGGTCAGCCGGAAGTTTTTGATCGCCTGATTCACGTTGTGGAGGGCGTTCCGCATTTTCCCAGCAAGGCCGTTGTCCAGCATCCGCATCACGAATTCCCGCTCGTTCAGATGGGTTCTCGCGAAGTCAGCCACAATCTCCTGATCGATTTCTTCCGGATCGGTAAGCTCTTTGCCGATCTTTTTGTATTCTGCCTTTTTCTGTTCACGTTCAGCCTGCAGTTTCGCTTCCGCATCTTCGCCGTTGAACAGATATTTCATCACGATTTTGGAATAAGTCTTATAGGCGTTTGTTTTTTGCATCGCATGGGTAATCTCATGCAGTGATGCTTCAACAAGAGCCTGTCCGACCGTCATGTTTCCGCTCTTGATCAGGTTCTGGTTCAGATAAACAACACCGTTTTCATACTTTGCTCTGGCACCGTTTGGAAGTTTGTCAGTCACCTTGATCTCAATGCCAAGTTTCCGTCCAAATGCATAAACAGCCAGCATACCTTCCGTATTGTTCATCAGGCCGGTCATGTCAATTTTGCCGTATTTGATCTGATCCGCCCGTTTCAGGTATTCTTCCCTGCGCTTTTCGCGTTCCTCTCCCTGCAGGTTGTCCCGGTCCAGCAGCCGCTCAACAATCGTATCGCGCTGGTCTTCCCATGCTTTCCCTGTCCGCTCGTCCTGCTCGGCCTGAAGTTTCGCTTCCGCTTCTTCCTGCTGTTGCTTTGCCTGCGCTTCCGCTGCCGCCTGCTGTTCGCGCTGGGCATCTTCGTCAGCAACCATCTGCTCTGCCTGCTGGCGGATCTCGGACATCTTCTGTTCTTTTGCCCTGTTCAGGCTTTCTTCCGCAGCGGTTTCTTCCTGTTCAGCATTGGATACGGACTGATTCCACTCTTCCAGCACAGCGTCAGCAGACATCAGTTCGTTCAGTGCGGCATTAAACGCGCCCTGGTAGCTCTTGTTTGCAGGATCGCTTTCCAGCAGTTTCTTTGCCTCATCCAGCGCTTTCTGTTTGGCATCCAGCACAGACTGCTGCCGCGCTTTTGAAGCCTCCGCTTCCGCTCTTGCCCGCATCTTTTTCATGTAGGCATCGTGTTCTGCTGTAATCGCGTCAGCCTTCCCGGTAGCCATCAGTTCCTTTGTTTTCTCTGCAACCCGGTTGTCATGCACAGCTCCGGCAACATCCTGCTGTACCTGTGAATTGGACAGATCCGTCATCCCGGCTTCAGCCAGCATTCTCGCCTGTTTGAAAGCAGAAGCGTTCTTACATTCATCGCTGTTGATTACCTGCCATGCAGCGCTGTTTTTACTCAGTGCCGCCATATGGATTCCATTCTTCACCTGCCATGCCGGAACTCCTGCCACATGAGCAGCATCCAGCAGATTCCGCAGTTTGGATACAGGGTTATCACCAAGCACATCGTCAGAGTTGGCGTAGGCAGCTCCGGCAACATCGCTTCCGGTATCGCTTTCGTCAGCCGTCAGCACGGTAATAATGTTTGTCGCTTTAGTCGCGTCATCCGTCTTCTCTGCTTCTCCAAGCATCTCGCGGTCCGCAAGATATTCTTTTGTGTCTGCGTCCGTAACCGTCACAGGTTTCCGGGCGGCTTCCATAACCCTGTCCGCCAGCTCCTGGTCCCGTTCCCGCAGTTCCTTCACCGTTACCTTCAGATCGTTCCGGCCCGTAAGCGCTGCCACTTCCCGGTTAATTGTCCTGGCTTCCTGATGGTAGGCAAGGGTCTGCGCTGCTTTCGCACCGGCAAACGGCACAAGGTCAATGACCGGAGTAAAGAAACTGGTAATGGCCGTCCGGATCAGTTCACGGATATCGTCCATATCCGCCTGTTCCTTCGCTTCGTCAGGCATCATGCCGGACATCATATAATTCTGTACGGCCATGTTGTGCTTGGACAGATCGCCCATGGTCAATTCGTCAATCTTCTGCTCGGACCATTCATTCAGCGTCTCGCCGATCATTTCAGACAGCATATCCGGGAACATCCCTGCCAGAGCATTCTTCCACGATCCTGCGCTTCCGACCTTGCTCATCACGTTGTTCAGCCGGTTCATACGGATCATTTCCGTACCTGCTTCGGAGAAAAAAGTCACAAGACCGATCAGACCAGCAGCCAGTTCCGTCCCGCTGCCGCCCCTGTTCATCGCTTCTGCGGAGGACTGTGCGGCTGCACCCATGGCCATCATAACAGCGCCTTTAAACTCCGTAACTGATCCGGCTGCCCATTTGGGAACCCATCCTGGTGTTTTCACACCGCCGCCAAAGAATGCAGCGGCGTTCATCGCGCTTCGTCCATGGTTATACAGGATAGAATAAAGACCGGTTGCGACTTCGGTTGTCAGATCGTCAGCACCGATCGCCTTCATATCCTCTTTGATTTTCTGTATTGTGTTCTGGTACGCTGCGGAAGAAAAGCTCTGTGTTGCCATCAATGTGCTTTTACCAGCCATTTTCCCGGTCAGAAGGGATTCGAGATACCACATACCGCCGGAAATTGCGTCAACGGGAGCCAGCGTAATTGCCAGAGCGGTAGCGCCGACAGCGCCAAGCGGTCCGCTGGAAACCATGTCAGACGCAAGGTTTTCAGCAGCCAGGTTTGTCCTTGCCCCAAGAACGCCTGTGCTCGGATCGGCAAGGAACTGATAGTATTCCATAGCTGCTTCCATGCCCTGTGTCGCGTGAAGATAATAGAAGATCATCTTCTCGCTGTCGGACATAATCTCGCCTTCCTGCGTGGCCGGGATGTACTTGTTCATGGCCCTTGTCCTGCCGCTTGTATCGGTTTCAATCAGGAACTCAGCCTGCTCCCACGCCTTTCTGGCGGTTTCCACAAAATCATCCTTCAGCGTCAGCTGGTAGTATTCATACGCTTTTTTGTTCCGGTTCAGGATGTTTTCATACCGGTTCAGGTTAGCCATGTATTCATCCGGAACCTTCACACCGTTCTTGCCGATGTAGTCTTTCACATACCGGATGTTGTCCAGCATCGTGTCGATGGTAGCCGCCTGCTCCGCGATCTCCGCCTGATCCTTTGCCTTCGCGTCACCCAGGTTTGGAATGTCCGGTTTCGTGTTCATGTCCTGGTATGCATCCAGCCAGTTCCATGCGTCAGGCGTATCGTTAATATGCCCGTCAAATGCACTCAAAAACTGATGCACACCATCCGCCCGCTGGAATTCGATATCGCTGCCGCCGTTCTTAATCAGTGTATTCCGAAATAAAGAAAGGCTGCGTTCGGATTCCTCACGTTCGTTGCGCTGTTTGATATATTCGTCATAATGCTGGACCTGGTAATCGTCAATCTCCTGAATCCTTGCCCGGTTGTATTTGTACTTGTCGTACTGTTCCTGTTCTTCTTCCGTCAGAGAAACGCTCCCGCCGTTCGCCTGGATGCTCTTTTCTCTTTCCTGCAGAAAAGCCGCCATCCCCTTTGCTCTGCTGAGAAGCTGATCCTCGCTGTAATTGTCAAAGAAGCCAAGGCTTGTTTCCCCTGTTTCAAAGTCAGCCCAGTTGTTCCGCAGATCGTCCTGGATGCCGGTCAGGGTAAAGCTTCCGTCCGTTTCCTTCCGGAAAGATGCCTGAAGCTGTTCTCCGTTGTAGTCAAACAGCATCACAGGATCTTCATAGCTTTCACCCATGGCGCTGATCTTATCGCCGATCTTCGATTCAATGTCCTTCTGTTCCTGTTCAAGTCTCTGCTTTTCATCAGCTCTTGATTCCCATCCGCCGACTTCGACCTCCGTATCCATCTGAACCTGCAGATGCTTGTTTGCCTTCACCGTCATGGCTTCGCTTGCGATCTCCAGCGGACTTTTCATAATCCCGTTTCGGACCATTTTGTTGATGGCCATACGCCGTACAATGCCTGCCGCCTTTGTGTTTTCATTTGTATTTGCCTGTTCCGGTTCTTTTTTCATTTCTGCGGCAGCAGTCTTTCCCGGCGCAGGTGTCGGTTCAGGTGTCTGTGCGGGTTGCGGAACAGGCCCGGGTGCCGGAGTCTCGGCAGCGCTCCTGGCCGCATTTGAAACGAATGTATCATTTTCACCTTTGTATACGGCAGGCGTTGCTTTCGGTTCGGTAGTCACAACAGGGATCGTGATCGGAGCCTGCGATTTGTCAAAGTTCTTCTTTTCAGCGTTCGTCAGAATATCTCCGACATGGTCGATTACATCAGCCGCGTTATCCTGCTCAGCCTTCACGATGGAGTTTGTGGCATCGCTCATCTTCGGAACAGTGGAAATCATGCTTCCGATAGCATCCGTCAGCACCTTCGCGGAAGAAGCTTTCCCCTTGTTCTTGTCGCACATTTCCTGAATCCGCTTGATCACATCGTCATACTTGTAGTTGACCGCTCTGGTAGTGGAAACCAGATTCCCGGACCCGGGATTTCCTTCTTTGCCGATGCTGTCATCCATCTTGTTCAGGATGCCAAGATCTGCTTTCTCCCCGTTGATCGTAATGCTCCCGGTTGTCAGCGCGTCATCCAGCTTTTTCTTGGCCCGTGTAAAATCTTCCATGCCGGACAGTTTTTTATCAATCCATGCATTCAGAGACGTTACAGCTTTCTCAGCAGCCTTCGTGTTTTTTTCAGCGGTCCATACCTTCTGGTACATATCCTTCCGTGTCTTGTCATCGCTGTATGCGTCTCCCTGGTGCTCTTTCAGCCAGTTCTCTCCGAAAGCAGGAACATTATAATAAAGGCCAGCGTCATTAATCCCAACGCTGCCCAGAGAATATGGATTGAACTGTTCGCTTTCCGGATTCAGTTTTTCAGCGATCTCCGGATTATATTTCCATGTGTTTCCGTTTCCCAGAACGCTGTTGACCATCGCGCCGTACATATTCCCGGTATAGTCCTGGTTCCTGGCCTTCCAGATGGTTCCGTACATCGCGTCCTCTGAGAAGTCTGTGCCTTCGTTCAGCTCCAGGATATTCCCGTCAGCGATGCTGCTGTTCTGCATTTTGTACAGGGTCGGATACTTTTTCTGCATCTCATTCTGTACTTTGCCGACAATCGCGTCATCGCTCATGTTCAGATCCTGCCTGTTTGCCCAGTAGGACAGTTCTTCCTGCATCGCTACCCATTCCGTCTTCGCGCTGTTGGTATCTTTCATCGCCCTCCTGTACTGATACAGGTCATAGGCAAGGATCTGGCCTTCAGTTGCCTTTTTCCCAGGCTTGCTGGGTGTATTCGTAGTCCCGCTGTAGATCAGATCACTTTCCCAGTCGCGGTTGCTGCTGAACCAGTCATCCGTCAGCAGGGAAGTATCAATCCCGTAGGACTGAAGTTTCCCTACTGCCTGGTTGGTAGGGTTCATGTACTTCTGGTAGTACACGGAACCAGGGTCACGCATCTGCTGTGAAAGTATAGCTCCAAGCTCATTCCCGCGCTTTTTATCCTTTTGGGATATTTCATTAATCCTGGCCAGCATATTCCGCAGCGTTTTTTGATTGCTGTCAGTATTCGCAACAGGAACTGAAACAGAAACGTTCTGCTGATAAGCTGATTTATTTCCGGAATTGGGAGACGTTCCTTTATTTATGAATCCCATAATTAATCCCTCCGGGCATTTATTTGTATTCTTTACTTAAATTGGTTGGCTTAGTAACTTTCGGAGTAGTATTTGACGAAACTTTAGCTACATGGCTTCCTACTTTATTTCCGTTTTTACCTGCTTGTTCCAAAATGTAATCCCTGTATTTTGTCGGATCTGTGAAGCCTGCCGCTTTCATCGCGTTCCATTCAGCTTCTGTCATACCTGCCTTTTCCCACGGTTTTGAACTGCCAGGGTTGTTCGCCCCGCCCGTTGCCGCCGCCTGTTTCTTCATGGCGTTATAATCCGCCCTGCTGATCCCGGCCCTCTTCAGCACGTCATCGCTGACATCTGTCCCGTTCCCTGCCGCCGCTGTAATCACTGTGAACGCGATCTTCTGGTCATCGGTCATCTTGTTATAATCAAACTCAGTCCGCCACTGATCCTGCTGTGCCTGCCACTGTTTCTCCTGGAAGGCCTGCTGGATCTCCCAGTTCGCCTGCGTCTGCGCGTTCTGTTCCCGCTGCAGCGCCATCTGTTCCGCAAACTGGCTTGCGTTCTGCGCTCTCTGCAGCTCACTCTGCCCAGCCGTGAATTCCTGCTGTGCTTCCCGCTCGGACGTGCTGTACGCCTGCTGTGCAAGCCTCTCCTGCGTGTTGTACAGCTGCTGTGCCAGCCTCTCCTGTGTGGAATATTCCCGCTGTTTCGCGCTCTCCCCGGCCTGGAATTCCTGCTGGGCAACCCGCTCGGAAGTCTGGTACGCCCGGTTCAGCGCGTTCTCATTCTGCTGGAAGGCAAGGTTCGCCTTGAACTGCTCTTCCTGCTGCTCCATCTGCTTATTGAACTGCCGCAGGTTCTCTTCATAGGTCTTCTGCCACTGCGCGTCCGAAACGTTCGCCCTCTCCTTCTGGTAGGCCATGTTCTCGTTGAACTGCCGCAGCTGCTCGTCATACTGCTTCTGCCACTGCTGGTCCGCGATGACATCCCTCTGCTTCTGGTAGTCCATCTGGCTCTGCTGGAACTGCCTGTTCCACGCGGTGTCCTCGCGTCCGGCGGCGTACTCCTTTTCCCAGTTGCTCTGTGTCCGCTCGGATTCCTTCTGCTGGAAACCCATCTGCTCGTTAAACTGCCGCTGGCTCTCGGCGAACTGCCTCTCCCAGCGCTCGTCATCTTTCTCCTGCTGCTCGATATCGCCGATCTTCCCCTGATACGCGGCGATCAGCGCGGCATTGATATCGTTCTGGGCGTTCACCTTTTCCTTTCCCAGGTTCGCAGCCGTCTGCAGTGCGTAGGAGGACCGTCCCATTCCCCGGGAAAGCGCCTGGTTGTTGCTCTGGGAAATCAGCTTGTCATACGCCTTGTCGGAATCTCTCTGCTGTTTGTCATACCCGTACTTCAGCGACTGCCAAAGCCGGGTCCGCGAATCCTGCTGGTCAACGTCCGCCGCGCTCTCCGCCTGCTTCTGGGCGGTGTAGTCCAGATCTTCCTGTTTCTTTGTGGTTGCCATAGCAGATCACTCCTTATTCTTCCGTGACAATACTGCCCGGGTAATTATTCTTCAGCGCTTCCGCCTGTGTCTTGTCCAGGTGGCGGATGCACACCGTGTACAGTTTCTCCTGCGGTTCCTCCGTCATGGCCTTGTACGCCTTCTGCAGCGCGTCCCATGTCATCGGTCCGCAAACACCGTCCACCGTCAGCCTGTGGTCGCTCTGGAAGGCCTTTACCGCCTTCTCCGTGTTCCTGCCGAAATCGCCGTCAATGCCGTCAATGCCGATGTCGTATCCCAGCTTGTACAGCATCGTCTGGCATTCTTCCACTTCTTTTCCCTTGCTCCCCCTGCGGATGGTCGCTCTCCATGTGCTTTCGACCGGGAAACCGGTATCCTCATTCATTGCATAGTCCACGTTCTTCAATTCTCCCCAGCATTTCCATTTATTTGCGCTCACATTGCTGACGCAGACTCCGGCCTCTGTGCTGGAAGCCTCAATCACCTTCCCGTTTCCGATGAACAGGCCGATGTGCGTCTTGTCCCCGCTGTGATCCGTGAAAACAGCGGTGCCCGGTTTCAGCGCTTCGCCGTCCGTCCGCCTGCCGCCGCTTAAATTCCCCTGTTTCGTACAGTACCCTTTCCAGATCGTGTTGCTCCCATGGGCAATGTAGATCTTGAACTGGTTGAATGCCCACCGGAAAAGGCCGCTGCAGTCAGCGACATAGTGACCTATCCACTTGCTGCCGATCTTCGCGGCGCTGTAGTAGTGGTCGTTCTTCGCTTCGCTGTTCTTCTCCCAGCTGGTGCCGTACTTGGAGATCATGTAGTTGACTTTCTGCTTCTGTTTGCCCTCCGTCCACAGGTCACCGGCCTGGCCCCAGATATAGCCCCATTTGTTGTCCAGCGCGTACTCAAACTTTCCGATCAGGTCTGCCGCTTTCATCCTTCTTACCGCCTTTCCAATTCTTTGGGTTCTTCCCCATCACGATGAACCAGTCAATCGTCCCAAACACAACCGCAACGCCAAGCAAAACCCAGAGCCACATATCCTTTTCTCCTTATAAAAAACACACCCTGATTGTTTCTCAGGGTGTGCCGTGTTCACGCCTTGTATAGTCCTTGTTTCACCTTGATCTCAGTAGCCTCGCCGATGTGCTTCTCATGCAGATATTCATACAGCGTCATCATTTCCTTCGGCGGGTCTCCGCGAGTGTTCCTGTACTCGCTGATCAGTTCCGCGACTCTTTTGTGAAGCCGCTCCATGTGGCCCATTTCTTCCGTGGACAGTACATAGAACAGTTCCGCCGTCTGCGGGTCTTCCTGTTTCCATCTCATCGCCAGGTCGATGTAGGCCTGCGCGTCATGAAGCTCCTCCTCGATCTTTCCGCTTAAACACTTGATGATCTTCATGCAGGATACCTCCTGCCGTCAGGCCGCCGGTGTAAGCGCCGAAATGATCTGCTGGGTCTGGGCCGTCTGGCTGGCAGCAAGATTGGCCATGTTCAGCTGGTTCTGCAACGTCACATTGGCGGCGCGGAGCGTCTCAATCTCCTGCTGGCACAGCTTGTCCAGGATCGCGTTCGTCTGCTCCAGGATTGCCGCCCGTGTGGCAGCGCCTTCGCTCTGGACGATGTTCTGCGTCCCGGCCACCTGTGTCTGCAGCGCAAACATCTGCTGCATATTCGCCATCTGCCTTGCGTTCTCGCCGATCTCGGCCTGCGCGAATCCGTTGTTGATCGCCGCGTTCACTCCCGCGAAGCCGCCGCACAGGCTCGTCTGGAGATCACCGAACCCGGCTGTGATGCCGTTCTGGAGATTGCTGACCCCGCCCATCACGGCGCTCTGGTCAAAACCTCTTTGAACATCCGCGTTCACGAATCCGGCTGCGTTGTTTCCCATGCCGCCGAACCCGTTGCCGAATCCAAGGAACAGGAACAGTAGTATAATCCACCATCCGTTCCCGAATCCTTCGCCCATGCCGCCGACCGGAGCCACCGGCATATAAGTGTTGGTATCCATTTTCGTTGTCTCCTTTTATATATTTGCAAGCCGCCGTGCACTGCGGTTCACAGCTTGACAAATATCCTGGAAACAACGTATACTTTACTTGCTTATTTGGAGGGCATTCGTGTCCCCAGGAAGGCCTGAGTGTTGGTAGCGCTCAGGCTTTTTACTTGACTGTTACTTGACTCCCATTCTCTGGATCATTGGCATGATCCGCTGAAGCATTGGATTGCTCACCTGGCCGGTCATGATCAGGTGCTGCACCATGGCTTTCGGATCACCGGCCATCTCCGCAGGAATGTTGTATCCGGCCTTCTGGGCCATACTAACCGGGTCTTTCATTAATTGCTGAAGTTCGCCATTCGTAATATGCATTCCATCGCCCCCTCTTCGCCATCATTATGGCAAAAAGGAAGGCCCTCTGCGAGATCACAGAAGGCCCATTTTAGGCTCTATTTCGGTTCAGTCAGGTAAATACTTATAGATGAATGAACAGCGGTTTATGACCCGTTTGACGGTCGATACGGATACGTCCGTTTCTTCCGCCAGCTTCTCCAGCGACCCCGGATAATCCGTCAGATACTTTTCCATTATTTCCCTGTCTTTTCTCACCCTGATATGCCGGTTTAAGGCATCAAGGACTATTTCCCTGTCCATCTGCCACCTCCGTCACTCTCGCAAGGGTGTCAAGCCAGTTCTTTTCACGGATAGTGTACCCGACCACAAAGATCACAATCGTCAGGATAAAGGTAATGCATACAGACAGGAGCGCGGCCAACATCCGCCTGTTGGAGCAGTTCAGATGGAGCAGCGCCTTGTCAGCGTTGATTTTGTCATCCATCATTCGTCCTCCGGTTCCTCTTCCTCTTCCGGAAGCACCTCATAATCAACAGCTCCGGCACCGGCAGCGTCCACCAGGCCTTCCGCGATAATATAGGCAATCACTGTGGCACCGGCCATGATGATCCCGGTCACCTGCACCGCCACCTGTTCACTGCCGCCGAAGGCAACGATCATCATCGCAACAAAGTTGCACACAGCCACCCAGAACTTCCGGCTCGTCAGTTTCTTTTTCCAGTCAATCTTCATAGGTTTCCCTCCTTAATCCGGATGCAGATCATTCACATGGGTTTCCAGCGCAATGATCCGCCCTTCCAGGTTGTTGTGTTTCCCAACCTTGTCCTCAAGCTGCTTCAGCCTGTAATCCATCAGTGCGGTCTGTTTCCTGTTGGAAATGTAGACTCCAAGGAAGCTCAGCAATGCCGTCACCGCTGATGCCGCGAATGCAACCCATTCCATCAGAACCGCCCCTCTCTTGCTTTTCTGAATACCTTCTCAACCTTTTTCCGGGTCGCCTCGCTCTGGTCGGTGCTGTTCCCTTCCCGCTTTTTCCTGGCGTTCTCCAGGCGCTGGGTGGTCTTCTTCATCCCCAGGTCTTCCTGCTCGTTGATGTAGTTCCTTGCCTTCGCCGCCTTCGTGCTGATCTGGTCGTTATTGTTGTAGATTCCCTTTTCCTTGTACTTGTCGAACCAGTAAAAGCCGTTGCTGGATTTTGTTTCCCTGGCAGGAGTTTCCTGTGTGGTCTTCTTCTTGCCGTCCTTCCAGTATCCGCCGGTCGTGTACCCTCTGTAAGTGCTTTCCCTCTTCTGCGCGGCCTTCTCTTCCTCAGTGGCCGTCCCGCGCCAGATCCTGTAGTCCCGCTCCTCGCGTTCCTTGTTCTGCCGCGCTACCTTGTTCCGAAAGCGTTCAGATGCCATCAGGACTCATCCCCCTCCGTAATCGCCGTCACCGTCAGATCCGGAGTATCCCCGGAATCGTCCACCGTAATCAGGTAATCCGCAGTCTCTGTGGACAGCGTAATCGCCTCATCATTGATGTTCTTCGGGATTGCCGCGCTGATCGTGTTGAACATCCCGTGGAACAGGATCACAACGTCCTGCATCGGCTGGTCAACCCGCCGCCATACCCTCTTCTCATGCGGAGTTGTCCCGGCAGCTGCCGCCTGGAACAGCTCATAGGCAATCCCGTCCGTGAAGACAACCACGTCTCCCACACTGTAGCTTGTGCCGCTTGCGTAATCACCCTTGTAGTTCATTCCCGATCACTCCTTTACTCTTGCGCGGCAGGCTCTTCCGCGAAAGCGCCAACCGTCTTCCTGTCCATCTGGAACCCGTCCACCGTTCTCAGCGTCACCGTCTGGATCATCCGGTCATCCCGCTTGCACATCGCGCCCCAGACATCGGAGAAATCGCCTTCCGCCCGTCTCTGGGCCTTGTCTACATCACCCTGATAGTTTTTACTGTCAAAGGTCTTTGGATAACCGGACATAGAATTGAAAGTCCCGTTGGCATCCACGATGTAAGCGTCAACAATGAAAATCTGTCTTGACATAAGGATTACCTTCCTTTCATATTTTTGTATCAAAAAAGCGACCGTTCAGGCCGCTTGAGTTTTATTTGTCTAATCGGTTTCGTTCTTCCATCATCTGACCATATTAGGAAACTTGTTAATGCGTTAAATCATCATTTAACGAAGTAGTTCAATCAGTTCTTTCACTTCTTTTATGGTGAGTTGAACCGGAACTTCGTCATCATCTTGATATCCATGATGCTCCACGCAATCAAGGATGATTACCTCAAGTTTCTTTTTTATCTCTTCCATAAAACCATCTCCCATCATTTAGCGCAGTTTCATTCCAATCCATATTCCAACAAAAAGCCAAAGCAATTGGATAAGAATAATAAATATCGTCATAATCTCATTCTTTATAATAAACATATATTGTCCAGTTTGATCTACTGCTCGTTAATGTATCACAAGCCAAAAACTTTACCTTATTATTTGTTGGGTCTACGCTAAAATCCACCCATACTACCCCAGGAGAAAATCCCCAACCTTTATCGGTAATTTCTTTTTGTGATAAATAACCCAATGCGGTATAATGGTTTTGGGTACTTGGACGAACTGAAATGTTTGTTGTAAACGTAATATCAATTGATCCAAACACCAAGAATTGTAAGTATAATTCTTTCCAATCACTTGGAACTGTTATTTCTTCAGTGGTCGCGCTAATCCGACCTGCGTATGTCCATTTAATCTGGTTCGAAAGCGAAGCAACCTGAGTGCCCAGACCACCGGAAACCGCCGTCAGGTTAGAGCTGGTTAATGTGCCGTTCGCGGCGATATTCGTATTCGCCTTGTACAGGCCTTCCGCCAGGGAACCATGCCCGTGAACATACACATACTCCCCTGAACTGATCGCTCCGTGCGTGTTGTTCTTTGAGATGATCGCAAGTCCGGTCCCCAGTCCCTGCAGCGCGGAATCGATCTTGTCCATGCTGCCGTTATGGAAAGAGTCAATGTCATAGTTGTCCGATCCGGCAGGCTTTACCAGATCAAAGTTCGTTGTGTTCGTTGCCATCTTCTTTACCTCCCGGCCAGCTGGTCATGCGTAAACGCACCCAGGGCACCTTTTATTGTACTGACCGAAACCACATCCGTTGTGGTCCCGTTGACCGTCTTTGTGATCTTCGTATTTCCGCTGTCATAGTCAACAGAGGAAACGGTCGCGCTCTTTTCCGCTTTATTTGCCTGCAGCAGGTTCAGTATCCCGCCCGGGACTTCCTCCCAGTTCGTGTTCTTCACCAGCGCTGTCACGCCGCCGGTAATCGCTGCCGTAGCTTTGCCCAGCGTCCCGTTCACACTCAGGAAATCACCGATGGCCGCGTCAGTTCCGCTGGAAAGTATCCAGTCAGCACCTGACTTCACCGCAACCTTCAGCAGGCCCTTCCGGACCGCGTTGATCGTCTGGCTCAAGATATACCCGTTACAGGCATCCAGCGCCTTCTGCCCTGCCGTGTTGAAATCCAGTCCGTTGTACAGGTGCGCGTAATCCAGCACCTTGCTGCCGTTGGAATACAGGCAGTTATCCGTGCCGATATAACAGTCATCATTCGTGTTCGTCTGCGGATTTGTGGACTGATTCTCTGCGGCAATCAGATACATCTTCGTGTCATTTTTGTGCTTGCCGCCTGCCGTGTTCTTTGTATCGACCCACGGCACTTCCACATATCCTTTTTCGCTGTCCAGCTTCAGCGCGTACTTCTGCCCGGTCTCGGAATAGCCGGTCTGTACGCCGCCCCTTGTGCCGTTCGCGGCCAGCGGCAGGGAATAGTTGTTCGCGTGTTCCTCGATGCCGTCCAGCTTCGTTTTGTCCCCGGAACTCATGAACCCATCAGCGCTCTGGCTGGCAAGGCCGATGATCGCCACCTGCACCCCGTTGATGGTCGCTTCCAGTTTATGGGTGCTGGCATCATAGGCCACAGCGGTCACCATGGAATCCTCCAGGATGCCGCTCAGACGGTACAGGTCTGTCAGAATCCTCTCAAGCTGGATCACCAGGCCCTTGTCCTGCCCGGTCCATCCCTGCGGCACCCGGAGCGTCTCATGCTGTCTGATCTTGCTCATCCGCGCCACCTCAATCCGGGTCCGTCTCGACCACCAGCTGAATACCGCCGATCAGCCGCCATGGAACGGTCACCCCGGCCTCCGTCTCGATGATGATCCGGAACTTCCGTCCCGCGCCGCCGAAGTGAAGCCGTTTCCCTTTGTGGCTCTTGTTCGCCGTGATCTGTTCGCTGGTCAGCGGCTGCACCGTATAGGTTTTCGTCTTCATCTTCTTCTCCGTCTGCACGGAGATTTTCAGCTGCACCGCCGTGTCCTTCACTTCCGGCACAAAGTACAGGTCGAAACCGCCCTTCTGGATTCTCTTGTACCCGAAATCGATCCACGGGGAAACCCACTTTGTCGCAGCGCCGATGGCCTGCCCTGTCTCCCAGGAGTCATATTTCAGCCGCAGCATTTTCCCGGGCAGTGTGGAGCTGGTAAAGAACAGCTCATCGTCTGTCGGGAGCAGGCTTTCCACATGGAATCCGGTATAGTACAGGATCGTGCCTTCCGTCAGGTTGTAGACCAGCATCGCGTTGTTCACCGTGCTGTCCCCGGTTGGGAAGGCCAGGTAATACCGGTTCTGAAACAGCGCCCCGCACATCTGGTCCAGCGCGTCCTTGTTCACCGTCCGCCAGATCTGCTCCACCTGTTCCCGGGCATAGGGCGATGTACTCATGCCGTCATAGACGCTCATCCCGTTTATCTCGCCCATGAACACCCGTTCCTTGTCAACGGCCACCGTGTTCGGATAGGCGGTGCCGCCGCCGTATTGCTCCTGGAATTCATACTCGCCCGGGTTGGTGTTCAGCACCCGCCAGATCCGGTTCTTCTTGAACGCCAGCAGCTGATCGCCGAAGCGCTTCAGAGCGCAGAATGTATCCCCGTCCCAGCTCGGCTGCAGGATATCCCCGGCTCCGTCCTCCGGATGGTCCGGGTCAGCGTCCCAGTTCATGGGATCATACGGCTTGGAATACATCAGCATATCCGGGTTATCCTTGATGTTCGCGCCCCAGATCCGCTCGGAATACCGCTCGATCACGCCGAACTTGTATCCGTTCGTGTCCACCGTCCGGACCACCCATGCCGGACTGCTCAGCTCGTTGTGCGTTTTCGCCGCCAGGGCGCTGTGCGTATATTCTGTCAGGTCATCGTGCGTTGTCGGCTTGTCCGGCGGAACGATCATGTACATCCCGTCTTCCTTGTTGCTGATCAAAAGCACGTCCACCGTGTAATTTTCGTTCTCCGGGTTGATCTCATACGTCACCCAGCTCCAGGCGCTCTTCTGGAATGCGTTGATGCCGGTCGGCAGTTCAATCTCAATCCATTCCACATCGCTGCCTGCCTGTTTCTGGTACAGCTTGCCCCCGCTGCAGCACACATACCATGTGTGGCTTCCTTCTCCTGTGTACCATCTCCGGTAAAAAGAGGCAAGCGTCTCAACCCGGTCCGTGAATGAGCCTTCCATCTCCGGGCAGGCGGCTTGCGGCTGAAGCACCCCGTTCGGGGTTTCCACGTTCTCCTCTTCCTCCGCAAACCGGATGTCCGGGTTCATTCCGATGTCCGCCTGATTCAGTCCCCGGAACCCGGGAATCCAGACATCCGCGTCATAGGCGTGAAGCGAAAAGTATCCTGCCATATCACCACCGCCTTATCTCGGAATATTGATGAAGTTCCTGTATTGTTTATTCGTACCGTCCTCGTTCAGGCCGCTTATGCCGCCCTCGTCCGCCAGCTGGCTCAGAACCTCCAGGAAAGCGCTCCTGTACGCCATGCCGCGCTGCTGCTTCTGCGGGTTTCCGTTGCGGTACATCAGCCATGTGGCCCAGTCGCAGATCGCCCGGTGCGTCCATTCCGGAAGGTTCGGTTCGTCCGTATCCTCCGCAAGGCGCGGGTAATCCGTCTGCGGCGTATGGCTCTTTGTCCAGACTTTAACCAAGCGGTCATAACCGTCATTGATGTAGTCGTTGAGGTGCGGCAGGTAATCTGTCACATCCTCCTCATCGTTGTTCGTCTGGAACATGATCTGGTTTCTGATCTCGGCTAAAGTCATTGCTGTCACTCCTTAAATGTCCGGGAACTTGTTCTTCAGCTGAACAAACACCGGAACCGGCACTGAAACGTGTTCTCCGCGCCTCACCCGCCAGGTCCATTCCCGCGCTTCATTGGCAATGGTAACGTGTTCGTACTGGTCCACCTTCACGCCGCTGCCTTCCTCTTCCAGCCTCGGCAGGAAAACGTCCACCATCGGACCTGAGTAATACTGTTTCTGTTCCTCCACCTTTACGGTAATGCCGTCATCCAGGCTGGAACTCAGGTTTTCCTCTTCTTCCAGTTCGATGTCCTCGTCCTCAAGGACCATGGGTTTCTTTGCAGCCATTGTTGTTCTCCTCTCTGATTGTTAGCTTGCGGGTTGGTTGTCAACCAGCATCGCCAGGGATACGCTGATGTCCGTCAGCAGCTGTGTCTGGATCTGGGGCCATGCTTCGTCCCCGTACTTCTTCTGGACTGCCGCCAGGTTTGCTTCCACGGTTTCCTGTCTGGTCGGTGTGTCTGCCATTTGGAATCTCTCCTTTCAAAAAAAGAGGGGACCCCTCGTTTGATTGAGGAGTCCCCGTGTTCTGCCTATCAGGCGGATACGGCGTGTTCAAGCCGGACGATGAAGTCATCCTGCAGAACCGCGCAGGCGAAGAAGGGAACCTTCCACGCGATGGTGCCTCTCTGATCGTTTTAATACCCTCGGTTTTCCGATATTTATCAGGGGAATAGACTATATCTTCATCCGTTACCGGATGTGTGGCACTTCGGAATACGGAATTTCACCGTAAACCTACTCCCTTCCGGGATAGTCGTTACACCTTCCTCCGAAGAGGCTTGGCACGGGATTGGCATACCTTAATGGCTTTAGCTTTCCCCGTTAGCAGGCTTTCGCCCACACCCTGCATTTACAGGTTCACCACATTTTCAAGCCGCATTGCTGCGGCAGGCGCCCGATATGTTAAGCGGGTCATCCGTACCGGAAGAGCCAAGAGGCTTCACGATGATGCGGATGTTCGGCTTGCCCTTGCCTCCCAGCTTCACGCAGCCGAAGGCGTTCTGGCCGTAAATGATGGAGGCGTGAACGTCACAGCTGTTGCCGCCGCCGGTAGGCACGATCTTGCAGCTGTTGGTCTGCGTCCAGTTATTGGTGGTGGTGGCATCAGGCTGCCAGCGGAAGACCACCTTTGTCTTGTTCGCGGTGCCGCTGGGATAGATGCGCTCGATGCACATGAGCGTCTTGTAGGTGCTGGAATACTGCACATACACCAGCTTGCCGGTCAGCTCACGGGCCACATCTTCGGTCATGGTGTTCTGGATGATCATGGAACGCTCGTTCCGGTCATAGTTGGCACCGTAAGCGTCCAGGTCAGCCTGTGTGCCGTACAGGTAGCTCTCGGTGGTAAACACTTTCGCGTTGTCCACTTCGAAGAACTTCACCTTGTAGATGGTGCCCAGCTCAAAGCGCTGCACCCGGGTGTCGTTCTGGTACTGCGCGACCGCGATCCAGTGGGAATCACCGGACAGGTCATAGTACGTCTCATGGCTGATCTTGCTGTGGAAGAAGCCGTCAGCGAAAGGCTGGGCACCCTTCTTCTTCAGGTTCCGGACCGCCTTCTTCACCATCGTGTAGTTGATGATGTCGGAGGAAGTGATGGAACCACGGGCAGCAATCGTGCCGGGGAACATGACGTTCATACCGGCACAGATGGCATCGCGGCCAACGGTGTCGATGGACAGCGCGGCCTGCCGGTTCAGCCGGTCACTCATCGCCTGGGTTTTCTTGTCGATGTGCCACAGGTCGATTTCATCGGTGTAGTCCATGTATCCGCCGTACTGCTTGGTCATCACGGAGAAAGCAGTCTCGGTCAGGTTCTGGGCGCTGGGAGTCACACCTTCAGCCAGGGGAGTGGTGATCGCCGCCAGTTCCGTATAACGGAAAAACTTGACGTGCTTGCTGCCGCTGTTCACAGGCTGGTCGATCATCTGGGCATCGGTCAGGTATCCCAGGTTCGGTTCGACGTTTTCCAGAGCTTTGCGCTGGAGATAGCTTTCCAGCAGGGTCGGCGCGATGCCGGAGGAATAGGAATAGTTCATGTTTGCACGCTCCTTACTTTAATGCGTAGCGTGCCCCCTTTGAGATCTTTTCTTCCATTCGCCTGAACTGCTCATCGGTCATATTCTCGATGGCGTTCGGCGAATGCGCTGCGGCCCCATTGGGGGAACGCATGGGCGCGGGAGCTTTCTTCCGTGTGCCGCCCTGCTGCTTCTGCATCATCCGGGCAACATCATAGAAGTCCATCTTCCCGCTGATCACTTTCTGCTTGATATCCGGGTTCTCGCTGAACACTTTGATCACGTCAATGCCATACTCATTGCGGATCGTGTCCGCCTGATGGGAAAGCATATCGATCTGCGCGTTCATGACCGGATCTTCCTTCGGGGCAAACTGCCCGTTGGAGTTGCGCGGCTGCTCTGCCGGTGCCTGCGGCGCTGCCGTCTGGCCCTGCCGATAGCGTACCAGCTCCTTGGCGGTTTCAAGGTCTTTCACAACACCCTGCTGCACCAGCTCCCTGGCATCCATCTCGATCAGCCGCTCCTGCAGCGGCGCGAAACGCTGTTCATACTCGGCGCGGATATTCTCCCGCTCCGCAGCCAGCGCCCTGGCCACTGCCTTTTCGATTCGCCTCTGAACATATCCCGGTTCGCTGGTACCCTGCGATTTCGGCTGTTCTTCGGCCTGTTCGCCCTCGTCCTCTTCTTCCGTCAAAGACTCCAGGCTTTCTTCGGACTCGTCCGTTTCTTCGATGATTTCGCCGTCCGGCGTGTCGTCCGCCTGGAAATCATCCATCTCGACCATGGTCTCCTCGTTATCCAAAGGAATTCTCCTTTCGCGCTGCCGCAAATCACGGAGCGTGTTTTTTATATGCAAAAACCCCGCAAATCACGGGGTCTTTGTCATCTTGTCCTTCGGCTCTGCTGGAACGCCTTCTTCAGCGTCAGCCTCGCGTTCTGCACCCGCTTCTTCGCTTCGGTGCTTCCCGGAATCATGGCATCCATATCCTCCGGGTTTGCGTACAGGTAAAGCCTGCCGTTCTTGTTCTCGGCCTTCAGGCCGTTCATCCGGTCCACCGTGATGTTCCCGGTCTCCTTGTTCAGCTTCAGCCTGTTGTTCTTCACTTCAGCTTCCAGGCCGTCCCATCCGGAGAACTTCTTTTTCTTTGCCATAAGCGCCCTCCTTACTCAGGCAGCTGCGCTCCGCCCAGCGGCTGGCCCAGCGTGTTCTGGTTTCCGGTCACCATGGCACTCTGCTCCGGCTGCTCTTCCGGTGCCTGCCCCCTCCGCGCCGCCATGGTGGTCAGCGCGTTCGTTGTATCCTGCACCGTCTTCCGCAGGCTCTGGTTCTCCTCGGAAGCCTGCTGCAGCTGTGCGGCCATCTGCTCCAGCTGTTGCTGCATCTGCTGCATCTGCTGCTGGTATGTCTCGTTTGACCGGATCACCGGCAGGATGCGGTCCTTGCCGTCCAGGTTCAGGATCTCAAACAGCGCAGACAGCGGGAAGAACTGCTGTGCCTGTGCGGACATCGTGTAGGCTTCCATGAACATCTGGTTCTGGTCCGCGATCCGCTGCGGGTCCCGGCTGGAAACCTCGATCTCCACGGTGTACGGCGGCGGGTTCACCGCGCCCTTCCGCTTCTTCCCGAACAGCTTCAGCATATCCACCTGCAGCTCCCGGGTACCGTTCCGCCCGGTGATCATGATCCGCCGCTCATCGTCATAGAACTGACTCATCAGCCAGATCACCTGCTCGACCATCGCCTTGAATCCGTACTTCAGCTGCTCGGTCCGCATGGAAGCCACCTTGCCGCCTGCCTGGATCAGGCTGTTGATCGCCTTCCCGGAAACAATGCCTCCCGTTGTCTCGCCCCGGGTAAACTGGTTGGCTCCGCTGTCGGCTTTAAGATCCGACTGGAAAAGCGTCATCAGGTTGGTAATGGTAGAGTTGAACGGGGCGTTCTGCATCCAGTTCCAGGCATCGCCCTGCGTGATCTGGTCGCCCTCGATCACGTCCACCGTCCAGTCCGTCAGCGCTTCCTTGTCAATGCCGCTTCCCTTCCGCACCAGCATCCGTCCCTTGGATGCCATCCGTGCGTTCATGTCGGCATAGGCTGCGTACCGGTTGATATACCGCATCATCGGTGCAAGCTCATGCACAAGGCCTTCGCCGACCAGCGATCCCTCGATGCTGTCATGCACATCGATGACGAACGGATACATCCCGTGTTCGTAAACGTCTTCCTGTTTCTCAAGCAGAGCATTGCCTGCGGCAAACGCCACATTGATTTTGTACCGGCGCGTCTTCGCGTCATACTCCCGCCACCAGTACTCAATCAGCAGTGCCCTCTTCTCATCGTTCTGATGCTCGATGTCGGAAGGATCGTCAGCCATGCCGACATTGTTGTAATAGCTCTTCTCGCTGCCGACATAGCGCCCTGTGTCCGGATAATGGGACCGGTACCAGGAAAGCGGGTGCCAGCTCACCTTCATGATGGCGCGGCAGTCCTGCAGGTTATCCGCTGTAGGGTCCCACAAAAAGGCTTCCAGCGGCCAGCGGATCAGCGCGATCTCGCCCTTGCCGTAGTTCATGTCATCGTCCCAGGCGATCTGTGTCACCGCCGTCCCCGCGCCGTAAAAGTCCTCGCAGCGCCGGTAATGGAGCTGTTCAAAGTCGTTCGCGCAGTAGATCACATAGTGGCACATATCCTGCAGGTCATCGGCGGCTTCCTGCATCATCATGGTTTCCGGCAGGAGCTTCGCTTCCGGCATGGAAAGCATCTGGTCTGCCACCACGTTGTTTATGGTGCTTTTCAGCGTCTGCAGCTGCAGGGTGCGTTTCCCGTTGTTCCGGATCGTCTCCGGATCGTCCTGGTCCGGGTCCTCCATGTGCAGGATCTGGCGGCTCTTCTTCACCGCCTCATGGTAAGGCCGGTTCATCTGCTCAAAGATGTCCAGCCGCTCATAGATCAGATCCAGCAGATCCGCGTCCTCTTCGCTCAGCTGCTGCTCCTCGAGGAAAAACTCTTCCTGCAGTTCCATTTCGTTCGGATTCTCATTCATAAGTCTCACCTCGCTGTATGTGAAAGCACGGCGGAGCCACTAAAACTCACAGGGAGCGACTCCTTTTCGTTTATTTTTGCACGTCCCCGCCGCGCCTTCAGTCTTCACTGAACGGGTCAAACGGCTTGTGTACCCGTTCCGGCTTCCTGGTGGCCGTCATGGGATGGTCCATCAGGAAATACCTGGTTGCGTCATAGTCATGGTCCTCGGCATCGGTGTCGATGTCCTCCCGCTTCTTTTCGTCATACGGCAGGTTCGGCACCGTCCTGATCCAGTCGTAACAGGTGGAGAAGATGTACATTCCAGGGATTCCGTTCTCATCAAAACGGAGGCGCTCATGCACCTCCATCTTTCCGGCAATCCGGGTGTTGTCCGCTTTGCTGAACAGAACGCCCTTTGTCCTGCCCTGGTATCCCGGGGACATCTGGTCGGCAACGGAGAATCCCCGGCTCTTGTCAAAGATGCTTGGGTCCGCCGTCCGCACTACCCGGATGTTTTCCGCGATTTCCTGCTCTTCCCGCTCCAGAATGCCGTCCGCGATCTGGACCGGTGTCAGCTTGATGCCGGTATCGGCTTTCTTGGGAACACAGCCGTACCATTCCCGGTACAGGTACGCTTTCCCCTTGTGGTCCATCGCCCACCACTGGCAGGCAAACGGATCGGAATACCCGTAGTCAAAGCTCATGTACCTCGGCCAGTCCGCCGGGATCGGGAACGGGTCAATGACGTGCGTCCACTTCCGGTCCGGGTTCTTCGGCTTGTTCACAAACTCGGTGAACACCTGGCCCTCAAAGCTGTCCCAGTCTCCGTTCAGAAGCGCCCGTCTCAGCGCTTCCGGCTTCTGCTCCAGCTCAAAGATGTAGTCATCCGTGATGAATGGGTTCTCTGTGGCAAGTGCCGGTATATACTGCGTTCGTATCGTCTTCGTCTTATGCAGCGTCTCGGAATAGATCTCCTGCTCCTGGATTTCCATGTACGGTCCGGCATCCACGAACATCTTCTTGACCCAGCCATGGCCGATGTTCCCCGGGTTGCTGGCAGACCGGACAATCGGTACCACTCCCAGCGACTTCTTCGCCCTGAGACGGGTCTTGATGAAATCATAGATCACCTGCTCAAAGGATGTCAGTTCGTCAAAGTACAGAAACTGGATTTCAATACCGGAATACTTGAACCGGTCGGCTTCGTTCTCGCAGTGCCGGAACAGAATCTTCGATCCGTTGATCAGCCTGAACTCATGCCGCCCCGCGTTGTATGTCGCCAGCTTCTCCGGATAGGAAGCCTGTGCCTCCTTGATGTCCGTATCCTCCAGCTCACCGTAGGACCTCCGGAAAACAACCGCTGTCGTTCCCGGATTCTTCAGGCAGCGGAACAGCGCGTCCATGATCAGGGCCTTCGTCTTCCCGCCGCCAGCAGCACCGCCGTACAGGATCTCATTCGCCTTGCTGGCATGGAACATAGCCTGCTTCGGTGTCGGCTGGTAATTGATCACCACGTTCGCCATGAAATCCTCCAAATTGACAACGGCAGGACTCGAACCTGCATCTTCCAGCTACCCGGCGCAGTCGGCGCGTCTTACAGCGAAACCGGAAAGTAGGTAGGCCAGCACTCCGCCGCACACGGCGGCGCTCTCCTTCCGTCATAACCCTTCCGGCAACCCTGCGTACCGATCCTTTGCTTTCACTTTTTACCCAATCCGATCCCCATGGGTCAGCAATCGGACAAGGCAAGCTGTGCTGCCCGTTACACCACGTTGTCATGCAAAATGGATCTGCGGTCCGGCACTGTGGGCCGCTACACAGCACCAGGTTTTTTTCACAAAAGCGCATCAGGAGGAATTACTGTCCATGAAGTTTCCCCGCAGATCCAAGTTGAGAGCTTTGTATACAAAAAACAGGGCAGCTCATGCCCGTCTTATCCGAGCTTTCCGTGAACTGATCCTTGTTTTTTTTATCCCCACCAGGAGAAGGATCTGGGTGGTGAGGCTTCGCTCCGATCCGGGAGCAGCGCGGCGGAGTCCCTGGCACGATTCGGCCCCCCGGGGTTCCGGCTTCGACCCCCTCCCCCGGGTCTGATCCCTGGCCTGTCTGCTGCTGGTCGGTCCGGTGCTGGCTGGCCGATCGGTGCTGATCGTCCTGCTGTCCTGATCTGGCACCAGGCTTCCGGACCGGTCTGCTCCTGCCATATTTTCCCAGCATCTCTATGCTCTGATCATCCTGCTGATCCTGTGGATTATTCACAAAATCCTGCATAAACGGTGCATCACTGCATAGACTTCATTGGCAATAACTGGTAATATCGGCTGTGTCCCTTGATCTGTCTACGTTTCAGCCTAATTCCTAACTATTCGCTAAACTATTGTTTCACGAATAGTTGGTCACTGATCGTCCGGAGAACCAATATCCGGAAGACCTTCGATCTGGACGTGAACTGTTCGTTCCTCGTCACCGTAGATCTGGCCTTTTCCGTAGTTCAGCAGATCATTCGCAGCTTTGTTCTGTAACCAGTCATCCTTTTCCCGCATCTGTTTCCGGATGACCTGGATCGCTTCGCTGGTACAGCCATACAGGATCGACCGTACTTCGTCTTTCCATGTTGGCTCAAAGTCAGGATGCTTTCTCCAGCGGCACATCTTGGCATCGGCTGCATGGATTTCATTTTCCGGAGAGACACCAAGCTCCAGTCCAAAGATGGCCTTCATGATCTCAGCTCTGGAGCATCCTTGGGCGCTCATCCTGGCAAATCGTTCCTGATCTGCTGTCAGCGGCTGCTTTTCCTTGGGCATTGTCTCGCCTCCTTCCGGACCCGGCTGGGGTCATACGATCGTTTATGTTTACGCTTCCCAGCTTTTTCCGCATTTCCCTGTACTGTCTGAGTTTATCCGGTATTGGAATATCAAAGGGAATGGTTATATATTGTGAATGGATAATGAATGATTATTTATAACGTGAGAAAAGCACCAGGAATTATTATCACTGGTGCTGTGTAGTGTGTATTGTGCTTGGTCCTCTGTATAGTTCTTCCACTATAGCTGATTATAGTGTCAATACCTTGCAGTGTCAATACATTTTCATGCACTTTGTACCAGATATGGTGGATGAGGATTGGTACTGTGTACTACTGCTGATCCTGGTGCTGGTGCAGGATGCCAGGAAATTTTTTTGAGAAAATCGTGAGACAGATCCGGTTTTTGGCTGGAATCGAACCTTCCCGATGTTGCGTGGCAACGGTTTGCTGGTTTTTGACATTGTCTGAAAAAAAGTGTTGACAAGGGTGGCACCCCGATGATATGATGTCCTTGACAGCAGGGGTGGCACCCCACGACAGCCAGAAAGTGAGGAACAAAACAATGATGAACGAAAAGACCTTCGCCAAGCTGAGCGAGAAGCAGTACGCACTTGTGGTTGTTGATCCTGATCTGGGAATCATTGCAAAGCTGGCCTTCAACGTGAGCATCTCAGAGATCATCGACATCGAGACCTACTTCGATTTCCGGAAGCTGGAAGGCAAAGGAAGCCTGGTCCGGGTGTGCAGGACCAACGGAGAGCTTTACTTCCAGAATGTCTGGGAAGACGCTCTCGGAGAGTGGATCAAGTTCTGATCAACCAGCCAGCTTCGGCTGGCCGGGTCCAGGGCCTCCGCTGGGGACCTTGGCTCCGGCTAAACCGGAAGAAAGAATGAGGAGGAACAAAGCAATGAGTAAGTACATCATCACCAGCAACCCGGGCGGATACAGCATCCTCGACAAGGAAACCGGTCTTTTCTTCGGAGGATATGATTTCATGGGCAGTGTTAACTGGGGAGATGAAGAGCTGGTCATGGAAATCGGCGAAGCGAAGCAGATCATCAGCGACATGATCGCTGCAGAATGAGAGGAGGAACGAACCATGACCGCGAGAGATTACGCCAACGCTTACCGGGCCATGCTGAAGCAGGGCCACAGCGCCGAAGAGCTGAACAACGCCAACCACATCGCCCTGGAAAAAGGGATGATCACACTGGAGCTGTTCATGGCTGCAGCCAGAGTCCTGGCAGAGACGATTCTGAGCCGCTGATCCTGGAAACCGGAGACGGAACTAACGCCTCCGGATTCCAGCACCAGATGCTGGAGAAAGAGAGGAACGAAGCAATGACAGTAAATGATCTGATCCTTGATGACTACATCATTCCGGAATGCACACTAATCTGCATTGAGAATCTGTCCGGTGACTGCAAATACTGCGGCCCAAGATGCGATTACAAACCGGAACGCAATTACAAAATCAAGAACATTTACCCAGAAGCATACGGCAAGTATTACGGGCATCACGGAATAACGATCCTGGTATATGACTGATCCTGGCACACGGGGCCTGCACTGCAGACCTCGTAGCCAGCACCAGGCTGGAGAAAGAGAGGACAAAAGCAATGTCAAACCATCGCCTGATCGCTTCCGGAATTAACGGAACCACACAGATTTTCCTTGATCGCTGGGATTATGAAACGTATATCGTTTCTGTCCACAAGGCTGGAGAAAAGACAACTCACGAATATTTTGACACCATGACAAGTGCTTGCTACAGATTTTTCAAAGTGTGCAGCGAAAACGGAATCCAGCCAAAGAAGGAATCTTGACAGACGGGTTATACTGAATAATAGGGGGTGCTACCATGGGAAATCTAATAAGTGACCGCAAGAATGCCAGGTGGTTCAGTCTGAAGCTCAGCCGGAATACTGATGCCGCGATCATCGATCATCTGGAGCAGCAGGAAAACATCCAGGGATACATCAAGCGTCTGATCCTGGAGGACATGAGCAGACAGACGAAACCACAACCGGAACCCGCGAAAGCTGAAGCAAACTTCAATGCAACGCTGGAGCTTATGCGGCAGATCGGTAAATGAAAGGACCGGGGAATCACTCCCCGGCCTTTTTCATTCCTCTTCATCCTGTCCCATCAGCACCCTGATCAGCATCAGCGCGTCATTCATGAGTTTAAGTTGGCACGTTCCCGGAAGCTGTTTGTTGCTGTACGGGCACTTCCTGTCAACCGGGCAGCTTTCCTGTGTGCAGCACTCCAAACCTTCTGTAATCTTGTCTGCATTCAGCGGTATCGGATTACCGCTTGTTTTGTACATCAGCATTCTGTTCCTCCTCATCCATCACCCGTTGTGCAGCGCTGAGCGCCGCCCCTTTGCATCTGTACACGCTGTTCGGGTCCTTGTAACCAAGCTCGTCACTAATCCATCGCATTGATTTCCCCAGGATATACAGATAATTGAGCAGCTTCCGGAACTTATCCTGTTGTACCTTCCCGATGATACGCTCTGCGCGGCCTATAATGGCCAGATATTCGCGTCTCTGCTCATAAAGGTCCCGTAATGTGTCAACAGCGCCTACAGCGGCCATTTCGACCCTTGAAGCACTTCTGTTGCGGTTCCCGGACCCGCCAGCAATCCCTCCCATGGAAAACCCCAGCTCCTCATAATGCTCCAGTTTCGCGTTCAACACCTTCAGCTCACTCTCCGCTTTCCGGACCAGCGGGAAGAATTCCTTCGCTGTCATCGGCTTCGCTCCCCTCTTCCGGATCAGAAACCGGAGGATTGTCCATGAGCCACCATTCCCCGCAGCCGTCGCCCAGCTCCGGCCTGTCACATTCTCCCAGGCGCTTTTCCTCGCACCAGTCGCAAAAACTGCACTGGCCTGCAATCACGCCGTCAATGCAGGCATTGTATCCCCGGATATCCCGGGATGCCTTCTGATTCCAGTCAGTCAGATCCTCAATCGTCTTAGCTGCAGCTCTTAGGCTTTGTTTCGCGTTCATCTATGCCATCCTCCAATCTGTAAATCATCCTGACAATCATCTGTGCCATCAGCAGTCCATCATAAACGCCGGTCCTGTACAGGTTTTCCTGATCGCTGTACCCTTCAGCCGGAGCCAGCGCTTCCTGGTTATCCGCTATAGCCATCAAAAGCTCTGTCACTTTCCTCCTGCCCATTTTCTCCCTCCATTTTGTCCCTCCAGTACTGGATCTTTGACGTTTTCTCATTCAACAGCGCGGCGATCTCCTTGTTATTCAGTCCGTCCCGGATCGCCCTCTGGATTCTTTCCCGGCGTTCCGCCGCGTTAAGGTGTCCTTCCTGCCAGCTCCGGAGACATTTCCAGGAACATAAGTACACCTTCACGCCGCCGGTATTCCGGCAGTAGCTCCACTGTTCTCCCTTTGTGATGAAATGCTTCCCGCAAAGCGGGCATTTCCTCTCAATCCCGAAGAAACCATAATTCCCGTTAGCCACTATATCTCCCCCGTTTCCCTGAATCGTTTTAGGTCTGCAGCCAGACGGGCCATGTCATCATCCGGAACACCGGAATAATCCCGCTGCGGAAAGTCCTGTGCAATCACCCTTTTCTCTGGCTTTGGTGCCTTCTCTCGCTCCATCGCCTTCCGCATATCGTCCTGGTACCATTCCCGGGCCTTTACCCGCCAGTCAGGGATCGGTTTCCCGTTCTTCGATTTCCAGCCGTTGTCAGTGTAGTGGCTGTAGAAACGCTCCACGTTGATCGTCAGTCCGTTCTTCTCGCAATAGGTTCTGATCTCTTCGATGGTCGGGGCGGATGGTCGCGGAGCCGTCTCCCCTACACCTTCTATCTGTTCTATATTTCTATTCTTTTCTATACTTTCTATATATTCTATACTTGTTGCCGTTTTGCGTGACGTTTCGCTGCCGGTTTGCTTGTCGGTTTGCTTGTCATTTGCCTGCCCTTTGCCTGCCCCTTTGCTTGTCATTTGCTTGTCGCTTTGCTTGTCATTCGTTTGATACTCATCGTACCTAACTATTGATATTACTCGGTATTTTGGGTATGCGGTGCTTGTCACTTCGCCTGTCATTTTGAGTTTGTCCAGACTGTCACGCACTTGACGAATTGAGAGCGAAGTGCTTGCCGATAAGCTTGTCAAACTGGTGACCAATTGCCCGCGCTTCACAGGGAAGCCTTGGAACGTTCCGTCTTTGTAGTTTGCCTTCAGCAGAAGATGGATAAACAAACGGAATGTGTTTGTATCGTGATACCATTCCCAGTTCAGAATCTTGTCATAGAGCTTTATAAACCGTCCAGCCATCTTCAGCTCACCAGCCTATACTCTGTATACCGGATCGTCTTCCCTCGCCAGTTTTTCTTGACCACCGGAAAGCTCTCAATCGGGAACCCCTGTTTCCGGAGATCGCATACCCTGGCCGCAAGCCTCATGCAACCGTACTTATTCAGCGCCACCATGGGGTTTATGCTTCCGTGCTTCCGGATGTGCCGCAGTATGTCATTGCACTGGTTAGCGCGGTCCTGTGCCGTCTCAGTCATGTCCTTTCTCCTTTCAGATATTCGATCAGCAGTTTCCCGGTACTCCGGCCATCGCAATACCGGAACTGTACCCCGTACCGCTCTGTCATTGTTTGCATTACCTTCTTCAGTGTCGAATGGTCGAAAAGGTACCTTGGTTCCCCGTACCGGTCCAGTGGAGAGACCCACTTGTCCAGGTCTCCCCCGGGCGGCATCTCCTCGATCAGAATGATCAGCCTGATTCCGCAGTCCTGTGCCCTCTGGCATTCATCCCGGAATCGTTCATGGCTCTGGAAGCAGCAATTCGCGATCTCAGCGATGCCCATCTTCGTATCCACTGATACATCGCCCTTCCCGGCGATCTGGTAATCTCCGACATTCAGCGCCTGCCGGATGATCCTGATTCCGTTCTGCCTGCAGTAGGCTTCTATGTTCTTGTGCTTCCCTTTCTGCTGCCTGGTGTCCTCATAGATCACCAGGCCTTGTCGTTCGCATCCCACGGAAGCTGTTCCGTCACAACCTGCATCCCGCTCCTCTGATCCACGGGAGCAGGCGGAGTAGGGTCCGCATC